ATGCGTGGAGTGAAGTTACCTGCCGCGTTAAACTCAACGATTCCGTAGAAGTTTCCACGGAACAGGTGCGTGCCGGTCATGGTGATAGTGTTCAAAGCGGCAAAAGAGGTTGTTCCTGCGCGTCGCACACCAGACATTGCTCCAGCCAAGTTAAGGGCCGTTGTTGACGAGTTGTAGTTCCATAGCCAAGTGTTTCTAGTGACGGTTGCTGCGCCTGATGGTGAACCCCAGTTGATGATGTGTGTGGCTGATGTGCCGACAACACCTGCAGTGAAATAGATAACGCCCTCCACTAGGTAGGCTGTGCTTGCTTCTACAGCGACACCATTGGTGCCAAATACGCTGGCGGTTGTTGCGGAACCAACGCTTGACATGATTAAGTTGTCTGCTGTTTCGAAACGGTATAGTTCTTTAACGCCTTTAGCGTCGAGTTGAGTCTGAAGGTTGCTTGTGACACCATTCAAGTAGCCAAGTTCGGTTGTGTCGATTGTTGTTGAGACACCGATAGCACCAGCACCGTTGGAGATGAGTACACGGTTGGCCGTGTATCCTTCTGCAAGTGCTTTGCCGTCAAGTGCTGTTTGTAATCCTGTAACGTCAGCAATGGCGTGCGTGTGTGTTGTTGAAGCTTTACCAGCGAGCGCACTGTCCAATCCAGTTACTTCGCTAGTGATGTGCGTATGACCGGTTAAGGCCTTGCCGTTCAACTGCGTCTGAATGTTGCTTGTTACGTTGTCCAGATAGTCAAGTTCGGTTGTTGAAACTAGAGGCGACACAACTAAATTACCTGAAGCGTCAGAAACCATTACACGGCTGGCAGTGTAACCAGAGTCAGCGGCTTTATCATTTAATTGTGTCTGAATATTACTGGTGACACCATTCAGGTATCCAAGTTCGGTGGTGTCGATGGTTGTTGACGCTGTGATTGCCCCGGCACCGTTAGCGACCAACACGCGATTAACTGTCCAGCCTTCTAGCGGGGCTTTAGCATCAAGCGTTGCGGATAAGCTTGTGACATCAGAAATAGCGTGGGTGTGTCCTACTGGTGAATAAACGCCGGTGTGCAAATGCCCAGTGTCAGATTTGCCGCTAAGCAACGTAGTGATTTCGGTTTCGGTATAGTAACGGTCATCGTGCGTGTGACCAGTGTTTGACTTGCCAGAAAGTAACGTGTCCGCTTCGGTCTCAGTGTAGTAACGGTCATCATGCGTGTGGCCTACAGCAGAAATACCCGCCTCAGAAAGCGTCTTATTCTCCCACAAGTTGCTAGAGGTGCGTTGAATAACCTCACCAGCCGCAACCGACGTAATAAGCACGTCGTGAATCTCGTTAAGTTCGAAACCGTTTTGTGGCTTAATAAAAATCTCACCATTGCTGCTGTTCGAGCGGGTAACAACACCAATAAACACCAAATGGGCAGGGGCTACAGGCTTGCTAGCTAAACCATAAATAAGATTGCCATCAGTACCTAGCCACACAGCATCGCCAGCAGTCGCTGTAGACGTGTTCAAGCCCGCAAGCAAGCCTTCCGTAACAACGTTCACTTTAGCGTTAGTCGAGCCGCCAGACTCCAACAAGCCCATAGTTTTAGACGATGTAGCCTCAGAAGCGTTAGAAGCCTTAGAAACAATCATGTTCGTGCCGTCAGCCGATGACACATAAACAGCCTGCCCCTTAGCGATAGCCGCACCAAGCTTCACTTCATGCTTAACAGTCGACGTATACTCCGCCGCGCCACCGCCAATATCAGGCAGATTCAGAAGACTGTTATAGTCAATCTTCTTCGAATCCTTGCCATCGTGGACGTGAGAACCTGGAGATGCCTGAAAAGGCAACGGACCTAGAGTATGATGAATGGCAACAGTAGACGAATCAGTATCCGCACTCAAATGCGATACAATAGATTCTTGATTATTCTCGTCAGCCATACAACGAGTTTATCACGAAAGGACAATCATGAGCAAAGCCAAACAAATCGGCACACGCGCCGAAACAGCAGTCAAAAACGCCCTACTAGCGGCAGGATACACGCCACTAGAAGCACACCGAAACGTGCTGAAAGGTTCACAAGACGAAGGTGACGTGTGGCTGCGCTCCACCAAACACGGCCTCATAATCTTCGAAGTCAAAGGCGGCGAATCCGCCAAGAAAGCATCCCATGAACAAACCAAAAAATGGTTCCAAGAAGCAGTCACCGAAAAACGACACGCCCAAGCCGCCTACGGATTCCTTGTCACCCAACGAGCGGGAGTTGGCTATCCTCGTGCAGGCGAGTGGTGGGCTTACTCAAGCCTTAAAGACCTTGTTTACCTACAAACCCATGGGCTAGAAACCTACCCCAAAAACGACCCCACAGTACGCCTAACCCTCAACGAACTGTTAGAGATACTAAATGGCTAACCGCAAACAACTAAACCCAACCGAGCTCCTGTTCAACATGAGCGAACAAATCCGTACAACCGCAATCCGCCCCAACCTGAACAGATACAAGCCACATGCAAAACAGATTGAGTTCGCCTCAGACCAACACAAGCACCGCCTCTACGTGGGAGGAAACCGTTCAGGAAAAACCGTTGCAGGCGTCATTGAAGATATTCGATACCTCAAAGGCGAACACCCTTACCGAAAAGTACCAGAAGGCCCAATACGCGGGCGTGTGGTCGGCGTTGACTTCGCTAGCGGAATCGACAAAATCCTCCTCCCCCAATTCCAACAATGGGTCCCCAAAAGCCTCCTAGTAAACGGTTCATGGGACGACTCCTACAGTAAAGAACGTCGCGTACTCACGCTAACTAACGGCTCATTCGTAGAGTTCATGTCCTACGACCAGGACCTGCAAAAGTTCGCTGGAACATCAAGACACTTCGTGCACTTCGATGAAGAGCCGCCAGAAATGGTTTACGATGAATGCCGCGCACGTCTAGTTGACACCAATGGGGACTGGTGGATGACGCTCACCCCCGTTGAAGGTATGGAATACATTTACGAACAGGTCTACATCCCAGGTAAAGAAGGGCATGAGCTCTTCGGTGTAGTCGAAGTAGAAATGTCCGACAACCCATACCTAGACAAAAAAGCCATCGAAGACTACCTGTCATCGCTAACGGCAGAACAACGCGCCATTCGCGAAAAAGGTCAATTCATTCAAGTTGGTGGAGCCGTATTCAAAAACTTTAACCAACTCACCCACACCATCCCAAGCGAAGAGTTCAAACTCACACGCAAACACCGCATTTACGTCAGCATCGACTACGGATGGCGAGACCCAACCGCAATCATGTGGCACGCTGTATCACCAGACGGCACCATCACAACCTTCGCAGAACACTACAAGTCACAAATGACCATCGCTGAACACGCCGAAGTGTACAAATCAATCAACCGTGAATGGGGCGTAGAACCCTACCTGACTGTAGGAGACCCGGCACTAGCACAAACAAGCGGTGTACGAGGCACCTCATATCAGCAAGAGTTCAACCTACACGACATGAACGTCGTCATCGACATCATCCCCAAACAAATCGGTATCGGTTTGAACAAGATGCAGCAATACATGAAAGTGAACCCCAAAACAGGCAAACCGTTCTGGCAAATCACCGACAACTGCCCCAACCTAATCAGCGAACTATCCAAACTCAAGTACAAGAGGCGTGCCTCACGTCAAATGGAAATGTCGCTAAACAAGTTGGAAGACATCCAAGACCGAAACAACCACGCATTTGACTCCTCACGCTACTTCTTTACGCTCATGGACGACCTCGCCCCAGACGTGATAAGTGGTGAACGCCAAATGTACCTAGAGTTTGGTGATACACTTAATGCTGTACAACAAGACACCAGAAGGGACCCCGGAAGCTCGTCTTGGAAATTCAAAGATATTGCTGAAGACGCTGTAGGATGGGAATAATGGCTAAAAAATTTAACATCGTAGAACGTGCACCGTTCCAACCATTCACGTGCCTCTTGTGCAAGATGCACCCTACTCACGAAAACCCTGCCCTAGACCTCGACAAACAAATCGACTACTTTGGTATGGTTTACCTATGCTCATACTGCATCGCAAACGTTGCAGACCACATGGGCTACATGCACCCAAGAGAAGCCGCCGCTGCTCGCGAAGAGCTAGCATCGCTTCGGGAAAAGATTGGCAGAATCCCTGCCGTTACTGAAAGGCTAGTAAATGACATTCGAGACCTATCTATTGCTGCCACTGGTGATTTGCTTAGTGAGCCTGCCGCTGTCGTTTTGGTTGATGACACGCAGCTTGAACCAAGCGACCAGGGGCCTAATCTCGACTACTTCGGAGCAAGCGAACCTGCTGAATCAAGCAGTGAACCTGTTAGCGACGAAGGACCCGCTCGCGTTTCAGCAAGTGCTGGCCGCAACGGGAAACCTAAGACCACCCCAAGAAACAGCCCCGCTAGTAACGGATAACTACGTAGAGGTAGATGACGATAATGAGTATGACTTCGACGCCGTCAGGGCAGAGTACGGTATCAAGTAGCGACGCTAAGCTTGACTTCGAAAAGCCAATGATTGAACTCAACGGCCTACTAGATGACACACAGCTTAAAGCGCTACAGCAGGACAAGAAGGGCAAAACCCTTGTTGACTATCTGCGCAAAGAGTACCAGAAGTCAAAGGATGCTAAGAACTGGCGTGTACGCCAGTGGTACATCAACATGTCATTTGAACGTGGCAAGCAGTACGTCGCCTGGGACTCAACTAAGAGCCAACTAGCGCAGCTACCACGTGGCGACAAGAACGTTCCACGCATCATCATCAACCGTGTACGCCCAATCGTGCGCACCGAAATAGCTAAACTCACCTCGCAGAAACCTACCGCAGTAGCATTGCCAGCATCGAACGACGTTGAAGACGTATTCGCCGCAACCGCTGCAGGACAGATTTGGGATAGCCTATATGACCGGCTACACGTTGGAAGAGAAATGCGCATGGTCGCTCGTGACCTATCAGTGCTTGGCGTAGGCTATCTCAAAACTTACTGGCACTCAGGCGCATACGACGTATGGAGCGAAGAAGAAGGCGACATCTGCATTGAGCACGTGTCACCATTTAACGTTTTCGTACCAGACCTGTCAATCGTCGACCACAACAAGCAGCCATACGTGTTGCACGTGTACACAAAGCCGCTCGAATGGGTGAAGATGACGTACGGCGACCTAATCCCGAAAGACATGCAACCAACCGTTGTAGCGTCAACCGAGATTGCCGACATTTCATCAGCACTAGACATTCGCGAAAACAACAGCAAGCCGGACGCTTGCCTAGTAATCGAAGCATGGATTAAGCCAGGAACCACCAACCTGCTACCTAAGGGTGGCCTTGTCACTATCGTTGACGAAGTTATCGTAGAAGCATCCCTAGAGGGCTTCCCTGCAGGTTACAAAGACTACCCAATCGTCAAGTTTGACCACATCCCATCAGGTCAGTACTATTCAGCCTGCGTGATTGACGACATCATCCCGCTACAGCGAGAGATTAACCGCACCCGTTCACAGCGAATCCAAGCGAAAAACATGATGGCTAAGCCACAGGTTTACTACCGCGAAGGTTCGCTAACT